GGTATGAAATGGGGCGTAAGGCGTTATCAGAATGCTGATGGTAGTCTGACTAATGCAGGTAAACTCCGCTACACGACCGATGTGGCTGCAAATGCCAAAAAGAAAAAAGATAACCGTCTGCCCGAAGAGAGTCTTAATGACCCGAATCGCTGGGTCAAAGAAGATCGAGAGCGGGTGAAACGTGTGGTCGATTCTGGCAACCAGATGGCTGGTAACTTGAAAACGCTGAATGACAAGTCCATGCGGATTCAGGCGCGCAGAACGCCTAAGATGGATCTGAGCAAGATGACCGACCAGGAGATGCGGGAACAAATCAATCGCGCCATGCTGGAAAAGCAGTACGATGATATGTTCAACACGAAGAAGGTTTATTCCGGTCGGGAAGCCGTCAGCGATACTTTGGAGATTGCAGGAAGTGTTCTGGCCATTACGAGTTCGGCTCTCGGTATTGCATTGGCCATTAAGGAGCTGAAGGGGTGAGTAATTCAAAATGGAATTGTATCACCACGGCATCAAAGGCCAGAAGTGGGGCGTAAGGCGTTACCAGTATGCTGACGGTACGTATACCCCGGCAGGACGGAAGCGCTATGGTGTAAGTCAGAATGCAAGCCGAATGGAGCGCATGGCATCCACAATGGAGATGCGAGTAAAAGACTGCGTGAATACTGCTCGCACGCAGGTGACGGGTCGGCAGTATGTTGACGGATACCTGAAGAAGGGCACAACTTTCTCTCGGATTCAGACTTCCAAGGACTTCGAGAATTTCGCGTTCTACGCCACCTATAAGAAGGCCGACAGTGACAAGTACATGGGTCTCTTCGGAAAGAATCTGATGACACGAGCCAACTACGATGCTAAACAGGCAGAGAAGCGGGCGAACGCTTCCGGCAGCGAAGCTGACTTAGCAACGGCCACCGCTTTACGCGATAAAGCCAACAGCATGAAGGTCTATCAGCTGAAACTGGAAACAGTAAAGAAGCTGAAGGTGCCTTCTGATGAGAACGCCAGTGATATTACGGCTAGACTGCTGAAAGAGAAAGAGTTCAAGCAGAATCTTGAAGCATCCATAGCGGATTCTAAAGAGAAGATGCGCAGACCGACTCAGCAGGTGCTTTTTAAGCAGGCTGAGAATGCGTTGAAGAAAGACCCGGCTATGCTGACTGCATCTGAAAAGGTGGCCATCTATAAAGCTCTAAACCTCTCTCTGACGAATCATAATGCACAGGAAGTGGCGGCACAGAGCCGTTTCTATGCAGAACTAAGCAAGAAAGGTTACAATGCGTTGCTGGATTATAACGACAAGGATTATTCCAGCTATCATGCAAAGCGCCCGATGATCGTGTTTGATACAGATTCTGTCCGCTTGCAGTCGGTGACAGAGACCAATCCGAAGGTCGTGGACAAGCTGTACATGCGCTACAATGCAGAGCGAATTGCAAAAGAAGTTGGAGCGAACACAATTGGTTACGTTTCCAAGCTGGGCAACAAGACGGTTTCCGAGTGCTCCGCTTACATGGAACGCAAGATGAACGATTATTTGAGTTAAGGAGGATAAACAATGTGGCAGTGGACTGATGGAACCTGTGAACTCTACCACTATGGCGTAAAAGGCATGAAATGGGGAGTACGTAAAGTGCGTCCACAAGGTGGTATTTCTGGCATGATTCGGCGTAAGCAGATGGCAAATGCCAGCAGCAGTCGTAATAAAATTGAGGCTCGCCAAAAGCAGAATGATGCTGAACTTCGGGAACTTCAAGGCTATGCAAAA